GTCCTTGGAGTCCTGTCTTTATGTGTTTCGCTTGGCCTGTGTCAAGTCGCTGATATTGTACCAACAGTCGGCGGCCTGGAACTATTTACCCTCCCTAAATTGAAAGAGAAACCAACCATGTACCAATTGGTTGATGTAGCTATTGATTTAACTGTTCACTTCATTGAAGGTGGGTATATGTGTTTCAAAACAGGAAGTTTGAAACCCTTAATCGATGGAGATCCAGAGTTCACCAAATTCACCAAGGATTATCAAGCTTGTCTTCAATGTTCCAATCTTCACGCAAACGGCAATCTGAGCATTCTCTCTATGGATGACAACTCCTATGATAAATTGCTCCAGACCACCATCGAAACTGCTGAAAATTTGAAGAAACGGAACAGCGACCGCACAATGGCCGGCATTCTGACACGTCAACTAGAAAAATTGTTGTCGTGGCAGACCGATTTCCAGACCACCACATCAGGTGGAGGATCCCGAGTAGCACCCTATACAATTGGGTTATTCGGAACATCCGCTGTTGGGAAATCCACACTATGCCCCATTCTGATTGCTTTTATTCTTAAATCCAATGGCTTCGAATCTACGGACAATATGACTCTCGTGGTTAATGAAAAGGAAAATTTCATGTCCGGAATGAAATCATACATCAACGCTATCATTCTTGATGATATGGGCAACACCCAAGCTAACTTTGTTCAAACACCGCCAACAGAACTTGTACTGGCGATCAATAACAATGTGAAAAACAAAGCCAATATGGCCGACTTAGCACAAAAAGGGAAGGTTGACATTAAGCCCAAGGTATTCGTCATCACGAAGAATGTTAAAGATGGAGGCGCAAGTGTCTATTCGAATAACCCTCCTTCAATCACCAGACGTGAAAACGTTACGATTACGGTGACTGTAAGAGATCAATTCGCCACTGATGGTATGATCGATTCGGAAAAAGTCCACCAAGGTCATCCTAACGGTACCCCGATGATTCCAGATATTTGGAACTTCACCGTAGAAACCTCTTACCAAAATCTCACCTCTACCGGTCTTGATAATGGTGTGGGGTGGAAAACTGTGCAATTCGATGGTATCGACATGGTGAATGTTGGACTTTATCAACTTTTGGCTTATCTAAAACGAGCTAGCAAAAAACACTTCGAGAATCAAGATAGAGTTGTTGCAGCTAGTAAAGATATCGCTGAAAGGATGTGCCTATGTAAGGCATGTGGTATGCCGGTCGAAGAAAATGAAGATGAGTCAGCTTGCAGATTTTGTGAGTACCTTGAAGATGAAAAGAAACGCTTCAATCTTGTGGACACTCATCCAGATCCTGTCATGGAGGTTCAATCGGGTTTTCTCCCGTTGTTTCAACGAACTTTCATTGCATCGGTTTTTGATCACGCAAAGTCCATCTATTCATCAGGGTATGTCCCATGGAACATGGGACGGCACTTTCTTAGGAAAATCAGGCGCTATTTATTTGGCGGTTGGTTTGAAAAGGGTGTCATGGATAGGTTTGGTCTCAGAAAGAAATCCGTTAAGAGTACAATTCATCTAGTCGAGAACATTTCGACAGATATATTGTTAACCAATCTCAAGGAGATGGAACAATCTCCATGGATTAATTGGACCAACTGGGTTCCCTCATCAGTATTGGACAATCCCAAATACCTGGATAAGATTGCAATGCACACGCGACGCCATGACAAGGATTTCTACAACGAACTTGGAAAATGGTCGTATGATTGCATAGCTCCTGTTTTAGGATTGGGATTAACCATGTATTACTTCCCTTCTCTGTTTCGTCCATGGACAATCTGGGCAACTGGAATTTGGATGGCTAGTCATATAGCCGGCCGATCGGTTGATCACAGATTATTGGTCGAAGCTTCGAAGAACAGGATCAGGGAGAAAATTCTCGAGGACCATCAGCACGCACCGAAGTTGCTCGCAACTATACGTGACAACTATACTGCCTCTATTATTGGGGCTAGTATGGCAATTGGAATTTTATACATTGCCGTCACTAGTTTGCGATCAATGCGTGCGCTGAAGAGTCAAGGAAATATCGCCCCCACAACCGTTGAGGAAGTGGAGGAGAGAGACCGAGAAGTCAATAAATGGGTCCCTGTAGAGATACCGATTTACAAAGCTCCCGCTAAAAGCTCCAACGTAACTTTTGAGCATTTGCGGGAGAATGTTAAAGCGAATCTTGTACATATGGAATTCGTTATTGGCAGTAATCGTCATTTCTGTGATGCATTCTTCCCCGGATCGAACGTTGTCTTGATACCAAATCATATGTGGAGACCAGTAATGGAGGCCAACATGACATCGGTTAGAGCCAAATTCACCAGGCGCACTAAGCATAATCTTGGAAGTCAGTGGATGAGCAATCTTTCACATGCTCATTCAGTGAAAATCCCACAGACGGATCTTTCCCTTGTCTACGTACCAAACGCAGGGGATTGGTTAGATCTATCTGGGTATTTACCACTAGATGGTATTCCCAAGACGCCAGCTCGCATGTACTATCGCGATGCTAATGGTGAGCCCACTGAATACAAGATCTCTATGGTTAGTCCTGCATTAGTTGAAGCCCATGAAGCCGGAACGTATAATGGTGCAACCTACACACTACCTGTCGAAACGTTCAAAGGTCTGTGTATGGCAACCGCCATTAGCGATAATGCGAAACCACAAATTCTTGGTTTCCATCTCGCTGGAGCGACCGGCACGACTCGTGGTGGACTTGGCATCTTAACTCAATCGCAATACAAGTTAGCTTGGAAAACTCTCAGTGAATACACTGGGGTACTTCTTTCCAAGAGTTTGACTAAATTCGATACCGAGCAATTTGATGTTCAGTTCTTCACTGGGACCAACGTACACGAACGCAGTTCATTTCGTTTCTTGACCAAAGATAACGAAACGGGGCCGCACTTTCGTCCTCTGGGAACCGTTATTGGTGCTTCTACGCCACGAACCGAAGTCCGTACTTCTCCACTATCTGAGCATATCGCTGAAGTATGTGGAGTACCGCAAAAATGGGGACCACCCCAGTTCAACAAGGGTTTCAAATGGACAGCCGCCTTACAGGTGTCATCCCATGCCAGCATCGGTTTCGATGCCGCAGCGGTGATGTATGCTGTCAATTCGTATTGGACTCGCTTAACCTCAAACGCATTATTCAAAAAATACGTCAAGGAAGCCAAGCCATTATCCCAGATTGATACAATCAGCGGTCAGGACGGAGTCAAGTACATTGATGCCATGAAATCCAAGACAGCCATTGGTTTCCCTCTCACGGGACCAAAATCCAATGTTTTGATTGAAGCTGAATCTACGAAACACCATTGCCCCAAGGACATCGAACCACGATTTTGGGACGAATTGGAGCGACTGCGGGCTGCTTACCGTAAAGGTGAGAGGACCACACAGATCTTCAAAGCGTGTTTTAAGGATGAAGCAACCAAATTGGACAAAGAAAAAGTCAGGATTTTCCAAGCGTCCCCGATAGCACTTGCACTCGGGGTGCGGATGTATTTCCTTCCGATTTTGAGACTCTTCTCCGTATTTCCGCTAGTTAGCGAATGCGCAGTTGGGATAAATTCGGAAGGCCCGGAATGGGATCAACTCCATCGCTATATCACGAAATTTGGCAACGAGCAAATTCTGGCCGGTGACTACTCCAAGTACGATTTGCGTATGCCTGCACAACTGGTGTTAGCAAGTTTTCGAATCCTCATTGATTTGGCAAAATTGAGTCCGCATTACACTGCCGATGACATTACTGTTATGGAAGGACTCGCCTCCGAAATCGCCTATGCTTATGTGGCGTACAACGGAGACCTGTTCCAGGCACTAAGCGGAAACCCTTCTGGGAATTCCGCCACGGTGTTCATTAACAGCATGGTCAACAGTTTACTCTGCAGAATAGCA